CTCTTCCTTTGTAATCGGTTAAGGTAGGTCGGATTGAATTTAACCATCCGTTTTCTAAATCAGGAATAAATGAGGCTTCATCAATAACCCCGAAGTGAAATTTGCGACCTCGTAGGTTGTCTAATCGTTCTCCTGTAAAGAAATAAACCGCTCCGCCATTCGGGAACTTAATAGATAGTTCCGACTTATTAGCCTCAAAAGGTACGGCTTTGCTTAATTGGTCAAAGAATACCCTTGCCAAATTATAGGTAGGTGTAACGTAGAATACTTGCTTGCCTTGTAAGGCATTGACTATTATTTCTATTTGTGAGAGTTCACTCTTGCCAAACCTTCGCCCTGCCATAACAACTCTAAACCTTGCTGAACTATCAAGGATTGCTTGTTGGTTGCTATGTGGTTGAGGCAATTCTATTCTCATTTCTTATGCTTTAGATACACCCCCTCTATATCCGTACAAGTAGGGTAATTTGATTTTACCAAACTTATATCGAAGTATAGAGATGTGTTTTATTTTGCTCAAGGCATCTCTATCACTCAGAACCCATCCTTTCCTCTGCATCCGTTCGCAGGTTGTCACAGCTTTTTTTGGAACTTGTACGTCAAGAGTTGTTAGGGGGAAAACATTGCTCTCACTTTTGCTGCCGTATTGAATGAACTGAAAGGTTATTATTCTTTTCTCCTTGTAAGAAAATAGGGTAACACCTTGGGAAAAACCTATGCACATAAATAGCAGTTAATCAATCTATGTACCATATAAAAATTGGTTTGCCTCTTTTTAGGATTACGGCTATCCTTTGTTCGCTGGTCAAGGTCAGCAGAGGCGAGTACCACTCCGAACAAGCATCATAATATAGTTTTACCATTTACAAACACTACCTCAATCCGGCTATCGGTTTGAATTTGCTGGCTTTCTTTTGGCTTGCCATACACCCTTGTAAGCAAGGTCTCTACTGAATATAAAGACCCTTTCTCTAAACTCTTACGCATCGCATTTGCGATTGTCTTTTCCAAGATAGTTGCTTTAGGATTATCCCAAACCTCTTTTAATTCATCTACACCCATTTGAAGCATTACTTGGATAGTATCGTTAATCTCGGATAGCTTGTAGCCTTGCTCTCTAAGTAGGGTTACATACTTCTTAGGTCTGCCATTTGGATTAGCCACCTCCCCTTTCTTAAAAGGTTTTAAGTTTTGTTCGTTTGCCATTTCTCTCTATTACTTCACTATTTCTGTGCCACAATTCGGACACAAGTTAACTTCGGTTTTTGTATTATCTTTTTGTTTAATATCTTCATCTAAATCAGGTATATCTAACCCCCAATCTGATAGGTCGGATGGAAACCAATTATTCGCTAAGTCGTTCCAATCCCATTCCCCGAAGCCGACATTATCCTTGATAATAAATTCCTTTTGTTGTTCTTCGGTTAGGTTAGATGCTTTGATGATGGGAATCTCTTTTAACCCCGCTTCTTGGCAGGCTCGTAATCTCATATTCCCACCTAAGACAATCATATCATCATTTACGACAATCGGTCTAATCTCAAGCATCTGCGGAAACTCTTGAATTGACTTTACCAACTTTTGGAACTTATCATCCTTGATTATCCTCGGATTGTTAGGGTTCGTTCGTACCTTGTTTATGTTTACTAACTCTGCTTTCATAAGATAACGTAATTATTTGTAGATTGATATTTGGCGGTTTCTTGCGCCCATAGTTTATCGCACTTCATTAATCCCTCATCTTTCATCCTTCTATAAGGAGTGTCTTGCCCTACATCGTGACCTATGTGTTCAGCCGTTAAGCCACCTAAGTAATAATTCAAATGCCCTGTTTGCTGAAGCCTAAATGAATAATCTCTGTCTTGCATTCCATACGGGTCGTACACTTCGTTAAACTTGCCTATGGTTTCAATCGCTTTCATCGGTATTAAAACATTGCCAAACACCGCATCGGCTTTATGAATCGGTATTCCATCTATATAAGTTCTTTCTCCTAAACCCTCTACACAATGAATACCGCACATACCTGTATTAGGAATTGTTAGTGCGGCTTCTACCATTCTTTGTAGCCAATTCTCTGGCATTAAAATATCATTTGCCATCGTTACTATTGCATCGTATTGATAGCTTCTACTTATGCCGTAGTTTATTGCTTTAGATATGCCTTTCATTTCAACCTCTATAAAGTCAAAATGAAACCCCGCATTGGAAAAGTTTACATTCTTTACCCTTTGGGTGTGTTCTTTTCTTTCGTAGTTTAATAAGATTACATTAACGAGCATTGCTTCCGATTTCTTTTACAGGTACTCCGGCATATTTATAGTAAGGTCTTAAAATAGATTTCTTTCCTACAAACGCAGATGCGCCAATCATACACCCTTCGGGTATTCTTATCTTTTGATGTAAGACTGCGTTTAATCCTATGTTACAATTCTTTTCTATTATCGTATGCCCTCCGACCTTTGCGCCACAACTAAGAGTAACATTCTCAGCCAAGATAGCATCGTGACCTACGTGCGAGTGCTTCATAAGATAACACTTACTACCAATAATCGTTCTCTTATCCGTTCCGCTATCTACCGTAACCATTCCTGTTAATCTTGAACCACTCATAATCGTTACCAACCCTTCGCAATGCTCGTATCCTTTCCATTCTGCAGGCGCACCAATAATACAATAAGCACCTATGTAAACATCGGGTTCGATAATTACATTCGGGTAGATTATTGCGGTAGGATGGATATACATTAGTTCATTAGTTTAAGGTAGTCGATTTCCTCATCTGCCCTGCCCTCTATAATTTCTTTCCTTTCGATTGTGTTTATTATGCTTCTTATGAGCCTTTCCTTTTCTTCGCTTTCCAAATGATAACTTTCCAATAGTTCCAGATTTAGCCATAACTCAACGACCATTTTTCTTTTTGAATTTACCTTGTGCGAGTATAGCCTTGTATGCTTTCTCGGCTTTCTCTTTTGTCTCAAACACACATGCACCATTACCGATGCGATATTTTCCGTTCGAACATTTAATGACTGGCATATAACTCTTTTCTTAATTTATTAACCTTATGAAGATTGAAGTTCTCGTTACACCATTCGTAATTTGCTAACCCAATCTCTTGTCTATAAATAGCATCGGTGGCAAGTTTTTTAATTCCTTGATACCAATCGGTTTGCTTATTTACCTTATAGACATAGGGCGCAGTATCATAAGGTGGAGTGTTTGAACATATTACGGGTATCTTTTTACAAGCCGCTTCTAAGATTTTTAGATTGGATTTCATTGCGTTAAACTTAGTCGCACGCAAAGGAACAACCGAGACATCGGCATCGTTGTAAAAGTTCATATACTCAGTTACAGGCAAGTATCTTCTCGTCCCCCCTAACTTTAACCCACAAGTGAAATTAGATATCATCCTATGCCAAATGGCGGCAGAGCCAGCACCTTCATCATTGAATCCGCACAACTGAAAATGCACTTTGTTTCTTAATTGCACATCCGAAGCGACTTTCTTAAAAGGGAACTGAATAATCTTTATATCTTCTTCGTGTGTGATGGAGCCTGTATAAATGAATCTTATCTTATCGCTTTCGGTTCTAACATCAATAAATTGGTCTTCGTTGAAAGGTAAGGCATTCGGTAAGATGGCTACGTTTGAATTGATGGGTCGTATCTCATTCCAAAGTAACTCATTTGTACAAGTAACTAAATCGGCTATCTTAATGTGGTCAATAATCACTTGGCTTGGATATACCGAATATAAAATATGAGAAGTATCTAAATACCAATAATCATCGATATCAACAATTAACTTAAAGTCGTATTTACTTTTATACTCTAATAGTTTATCGATGTGCGTATTCGGGATAAAACGATTGATTAAAAGAATATCGAACTTTTCTTCTAATACTTCTTCTGTTAATACATCAGTAAAATATGCATACGTTTTTTCCAAATAATAAACAGGTAGCATAAGCCTATGATAGCCGACACCAGAGTTCTGTTGTGTTATTACAAGTATTCTCATTTCTTTGGTCTGCCTCTCTTTTTCTTTTCTTGTACATCAGGTTGTACAGATTCTTGTACAGATTGTTGTGCCGCTAAATTGATTTCATAAAAGGTAATCAATCTTTTGAGCATATCGAATACACACTCCCCACACCAATAGGTTAAAATAAATTGCGGGTCT